GCTGTCGGTTCAAGCATGATACCACCGTTCTTGTACCACTCAACACCGAAAGACGGTACTGACGGTGGATTCAGGCTGAATGAACCTGATATGCTGAAATGTGGCAGCTTGATTTTTGGCAATTCCCAAGTAAAGTTGAAGAAACTTTTCAGCTTCTCGACACCTGCGGAAACAATGCTTTTTGCATCCTCAATCTTGTTGTTGATTTCTTCCTTGATGGAAGTGAAGATGCTTGTCACACTATCCTTTGCAGCGTTCAGCTTTGTGACAATGGAAGTCCTTACATTCTCAAAAGCATTCGTGACAACCGACCAAATTGTTGAACCTACGGTTGATATAAAGGTTTTCACCGTGTTGAATATACTGGTTACACTATCCTTTGCAGCTGTCAGTTTCGTGACTATTGCCAACCGTATGTTTTCAAAGATGTTCACAATGAATGACCAAACAGCTGTGAAAACCGTGCTGATAAAGGTCTGAACTGCATTGAACACCGTTGAAATAATGGTCTGAATTGCCGTTACCACTGTTGTTATAGCGGTGTAGATTGTGTTCCACACCTCTGTAATGAATGACCAAATAGCTGTGAACACCGTTGTTACCACCGTCAACACATTGTTGATGTAGGTGGAAACTGTTTCATAGATGGTGTTCCAAATACTTGTGAAGAAGTCCGATATTGTGGTAAGTACCGAACTTATGAAATCTGAAACCGCCTGTATCTTTTCGCTTATGAAGTCATAGATGGTGTTCCAAATCTCTGTGATCTTGTCACCGCAATTCTGCCAAATAAAATTCCAAGGAATCAGGATAATGTCTTTTGCAAGATTGATGATACTGCCAATGAACATGACAGCGACCTGAACCACGTTCTTTATCGTGTCCCAAGCATTTGACACCGATTCCTTTACCTTGTTGAAGATATTGCTGACCGTTTCTTTCACCGCTGACAGCTTTTCACTGATTGCATCCTTGATTGCTGTCAACTTTCCGTTGGTCAGATTGTCAAGGAATGTGAACCCGGCTGTGTAATAGCCTTTGACACCCTCGATTGCACCGGACACAATACCCTTTATTCCACCGCCATGTTCTTCATAAGCTGACTTGATATTGTTCAGCTTTTCAGAAACGGTCTTTTTCATTGCATCCATGACTGTTGATGCAGCCTGACCAAACTTGGAATTTGCAATAGTTTCCTTGATACTTTTCCACTTTTCTGTGAAACCTTCTTTGATCTCACTGACCTTGTTGACAACAGCGTCTTTCAGCTGTGAAGCCTTTTCCTTGATGGTGTCCCAATTCTTATACAGTGCAACCCCTATTGCAATCAGGGCTGCTATTGCTGCCACAACTAAGGCTATGGGGTTAGCTGACATTACAGCGTTCAATGCCCCCTGTGCTACTGACATAGCGTTTGTTGCCACTTCTGCAAGGGTCATTTTGCCTGTTAAGAGTGCAACCAAGCCTTCACTGATTGACAGTGTTCCATTCATCACACCTTGGGCTACACTTGCCCCCTGTGTGCTTGCTGAATAAAGTGCAACTGCCACCTGTGCCTGTTGGAAGCCCTGAACGGTTTTTTGTATGGTCATACCGATTTCAAGCCCTGCGTATGCAGCAACCAACACACCTATTGCCGTTGCAACCGCCTGAACCGCTGTTTCATGTTCCTGACAGAAGCCTGTCACCGTGGAAATCACACCTGCAACCACGTTTAGACCGCTTGAAAGCAGGTCAACCGCTGTTGACAAGGCTGTTGTTGCGGTTTCTGATGTTTCTTCACTTGATACAAGGTTTATGATTGCATCTATGATAGGCTGAACCGCTGTTGCTATGTTTCCGAAAGCCGTTTTCAGGTTTTCTATTGACGGTGACATTGCAGTTGTGAACGAATCCCACCGCTGACCAAAATCATCAATGAAACCTGTGATTGAAGGTGTAAGCGTTCCTGACACCCATGATGCAGCATTCCTTACAGCGTTTCCGATAGGCTCGGAAAACTTCTCACCAAGGGAAATCTGAAAACCTTCCAAGGCTGACTGCATTGACCGGATAGCACCACCGACACCTGACTCCATGTTTGTAGCCATATCATCAGCTGCACCGGAACAGTTGTATAACTGATTTTGCAGGTCTGAATAAGCACTTGAACCTTGGTTCAGGATTGCAAGCAAGCCTTTCTGTGCTTCTGCACCTGCAACCGTGTTTGCAAGTTCGGCTTTCTGTGCTGTGTCTAATCCCTCTGTTGCATCACATAGATCCATAAGGACATCACCCAAATCACGGGCTGTACCGTCTGAATTGTAGAACTCGACACCTAACGCTTCTATTGCATCCCTTGCACCTGATGTATTAGTACCAAGCCTTGTAATTACAGTTGACAGGGCTGTTCCTGCCATAGACCCCTTAACACCTGCATTTGCCATTGTACCAAGTGCAGCTGATACATCTTCAAGGGAATATGAATAAGTACCTGCCAAAGATGAAACATAAGTGAACGCTTCACCCAAAGCACCTACTGTTGTGTTTGATTTTGCCTGTGTCGTAGCAAGTACATCTGCATAACGGCTTGCGTCTTGAGCACTGTCACCAAAGCCTGTCATTGCATCTGTCAGAATGTCAGACACCGTTGCAAGTTCTTCACCAGATGCAGAAGCAAGGGATAACATACCGCTTGTAGCTGACAGGATTTCATTTGTGTCAAATCCTGCCAAAGCCATATAACCCATTGCATCAGCTACGTCTTTTGAAGTCCATGCAGTTGTTGAACCGTATTCCAAAGCTGCATCTGTAAGTGCCTGATATTCTTCGGCTGTTGCACCTGATAAGGATTGCACTTTCAGCATTGCATCTTCAAAATCGGCTGTTGTGGTAACTACTGATTGGGCGAAAGACTTGATTTTGTCAACAGCAAAGTAAGTTGCCACCGCTGCACCGATTTTTTTGAAAGCACTGGTTATTCTTCCTTCTGATGATTCTGCTTTTGAACTGGTATCATCCAATGTGCTGTTTGCATCATCATTTTCAATGACCACTCGACCAATCAGTTTGAATACATCCATTATTCACCGTTACCCCCTTTCTGTTCTTTTTGTTGGGGAACAAAACCCTGCAAGATAGCATTTGACTTTGCAATAATTTCTTCTTTCTTCGCTTCATTCGTTGCATCTTTGGATTGTGATTCTGACTTGATTTCTTCCTTCCACTCTTTGAATGACTTGTCATATACCTTGTGCAGAAAGAACTCCCACAACATAGCATCATTCTTTTCTTCTGCTTCTTTGTTCAGGAAGAACTGAACATATTCATTGAACTGTTCATTGATTATCAAGTTATCTAATAGAAAAAAAGGACTTGCATACCTTTTATGTAGCAAGTCCAAAAATTCATTTAACCCAACCGTTTGACGAACTTTGAAGCAACCTTGAAAAAATCCTTAAATTCTTCCTTGGTTACAAAGTCAAGAATCATTTCAGCGAAAACAGCCAAATCCAACTGTTCCAAGTCGGTCTTGCTCATACCGCTGACATTTGAAAGCAGGGTATATATTTCACGCTGACAATCGGGAATATGTTCCAATATTTTGTTTGCAAGTTTCAGGAACACATCAAGCCCAACAATGAACTGTGCATCACCGCTTGAACCTGCTTCAACCTTTGCCTTATCGACAATGTTCTTGATCATGTTCTTGTCAAAGACGGTGGTCAGTTCGTCCAAGCCGATCTTGCTGATCAGCTGTATCATGGGGAACAGGTCTGTGCTGTTCAGCTTCCTGAATGTGTAGGGTTTTGGTTCTTCCACAATTTCAGGTTCAATCTGCGGTGTTGCAACCGCTTCTGTACCGTCCTGTGAACTCATATAACCCTCATTTAACGCTTTTTCAGAAGTAGGGGCAGAATTAACCGCCCCCACACTTTCATTTGATATATAATCCATTTGTCAATTCATCCTTTCTGTGGCTTAACCCTCTGCTTCTACAGTTGTGTTTGCACTATCACTTGTCGGATAGTAGATGTAGACAGGTAACTTGTCAAACGTGTCACCCTGATTGTCTGCATACGGCTTGAATGTAACAGGAATAACCGTTGCTTCCTTGTTTGTGCCGGAAAGCTCCAAGCCACTTGTGCAAAGTGCATTTTCCATGATAATGATGATAGGTGTATCATCTGCAAGGAATCCAACGAAAGCAACATTGTCAATGTAATCATCATCTGAAATCACCGACTTAGTAGCCAACTTGGTGAAACCTGTTGCATCACTCGATACTTCCTCACCGATCATAGCAAGTTTGAGTGATTCAGGTGAAACCTCGACAAGGTTGATTTCAAGCTGTGCAGTTTCACCCTGCTTCTGTGTAAGACCCTTTGTGTCTACGGTTGCACCGTCTACATCCACCGTTACAATGTTCGGTGAAAGGGTGAACTTGTTACCGCCTGATGTTGCACCGAACACCGTACCATTCCAAACACTTTTTGTAGAATCCCAAGTAAGATTTTTATAAATCGTACCTGCACCAAGCATTAAGGACTTTGGTGTTTTTTCGGTGATACCTGATTTCTTTAAACCTTTGATAAGACCCATAATTATTTACCGCCTTTCCATGTTTTGATTGCTAAGTTAATTTGTACCTTTGTAAGCTGTTCATCACCTGAATCAATAGGCTGACAGCTAGAATAATAAACCGCTATTGCCTGATTTCTGACAACAGCGGTCAAGCCTTCCACCTGCGGAAAGCGTTCTTCAATCTTTTCAGCTTCTTCCAACAGTTCAAACAATGTGCCTTCCGTTGTGTCGGATGCACGGTTGAACCCGGTCAGAATGAAAGTAAATTCTTTCCTTCCGTCCTCTGTGTTCGGGTCAGTTGGAAGAAGTTCACCCACCCAATAGGGATAAGTGACTTTTCTTTTCTTATTCTTCATAAAATGGTAGTCAAGACCTGACTCCTGCATCTTAGAAGTAATCAGTTTCAGCACTTCTTTCATCCGATACCCCCAAACAAATCCTGTGCCCTTGAAATTAGCCTACTTTTCAAAGCCATATATGCCTTGTAGAACGGTCTGCGTGGTGACTTTCCATAAGTGTGATACCAATGACCGCTTGAATCTTTGTAAAACCAACCACCCTTGCGACCGTCACCGTTCAGGGCATATTCACCTGTTCCATATTCTTCATATATTGCATTTTCGTAATTTGACCCAATAGCACCTTCAAGGCTTCCTTCGTCCACCTTGTAACTGTAAGAACCCTTGGTCTTTCCTGTCTTAACCTTGGAATTTCTCTTTGTCTGTGCTTCAAGTTCACCGCTTGCTTCATACAGCCAAGCAATCCCCTTTTCACGGATTGCAGCATTTACCTTTGCCGTGTTATCGACAAATTCAACATCCACAACACCCATATTACACACCCCCTACATATCTAAGGTATATTTCAAGGTGTTGGTGCTTGTTCATTGGATCATCATACACCATGACTTCATAAATGCTA